ACTCTTCGGGGGGTTCTGCGTTCGTTCCTATAAAATAAAGGGGCTATGGGTACAACTTGTTTTCCTATGCTTTCATGGGTATAATCTGTATGACGTATTATGTACAATTGGGGAAAGAGAAATAATATGAAGAAGAATAATTATGAAACAAGACTTGCGGTAAGGATTCCAACAGTCTTGAATGATGATATTATGAGCCTTTGTAAGTTGTATAATATTAGGCGAAGTGTTTTTATCCGTGATGCTCTTCGTTACTATGTAGCGTTTGGAAAACATCATGCCAACAATATTCAAGCCTAAAAAGAAGAAGACATGGACGAAGAACACTGTCAATGCGAAGAGGAGGATAGAGATATACCGAAGCCCTATGTGGTTATCATTGCGTAATGCTCAGCTAACAAAAGAGCCTTTGTGTTGTATGTGTTCCGCAAAGGGACGCACGAAACTTGCAACAGATGTTCATCATTGGATATGGCTAAGTGAAGATATTAATATGGCTTATAGAGAGGATAACTTAGTGAGTGTTTGTAGCAGTTGTCACGGTGCTATACATTCTAAAACAAATGCATTGAAGAAGAGTAGTGTTTATAATGAGATTGATAAACGTATAAGAGAGAAGTTATATGGGACGGAAAAAGAAGATAGTTGGGTCTTTTAGTTACAGTCATTTGGCTGGCATCAGCAAAAAGACTCAGGACTACATGGATATTGTGATTGGCGAGCTTGAATCAAAAGGACGCCTAAATTCAACACACATTGGAGCCTTGGATATGTTGGCTTCAAATTACAACATCTATATTAAATGTGCAGAAGCATTAGCAAACGGTGAGAGCTTGGTGTATGAGAATGAAAAAGGATGCCTTAGTTCTAATCCGCTGTTTGGTATTATGCATAGAGCAGGGCAACAGATGATTGCTCTTTGCAAACAGTTTGGGTTAACGTCTTTGGACGAGAAGAGAATGGAACGTTTGGACGGACATGAAAAAGAAGACGAAAGTCCGTTGGCAATGTTGATGCAGATGGATAAGTGATATGAGAGGTAATGACGTTCAAGAGGCTGTTAAATATGCAGAGGACGTAGTTAATGGCAACATTGTAGCAGGTGAACTTATAAAGCTATCTTGCAAGCGTTTTCTAAATGATATAGCGGATGAACGTTATGAGTTTAGAGAGGAAGAGGTGAATAGATGCTTGAAGTTTATTAATTGCCTCAAACATTATACAGGTAGCCACAGCGGCAAACCATTTATCATGCTTCCTTTTCAGGTGTTCATGACCGCTAATTTGGTTGGTCTATATATGAAAGGAACTAACAAGCGGAAATATACACAAGCTTACATTCAACTTAGTAGAAAGCAGGGCAAGACATTTTTTGCAGGTGCATTGTCACTCTATTTTATGTTGTTTGATAAAGAGGACGCGGCAGAGGTGTTGCTTGTAGCCAACAGTAGAGCACAGGCAAAGGATGTTGACTATGCAATTATCAAAGCATTGGCAGAACAGTTAGACCCGAAAAAGAAAACACTAAAAATATTCAGAGATAGTATTGATGTTCCTTTGAACAAGAGCCGCCTCAAAGTACTTGCAGCCGAGGCAGGAAACTGTGACGGATTCAATTGCTCTGTTGGTTTATTGGATGAGCTTCATGAGTTTCCAGATACAAAGATGATAGACGTTGTAGTGAGTAGTCAAGGTATGCGAGAACGACCTTTGATAATGATGATTACCACAGCAGGATTTGATTTGTCTAAACCATGCTATACTATCCGTAATTATTGCCGTGATGTGTTATATGGCGTCAAAGAGGATGAGCATCAGTTTGCGGCTATCTATGAGCTTGATGAGGATGATAAATGGGATGATGAGAGTGTTTGGATTAAGAGTAATCCGTCTTTGGGTCAGACTGTGAAATTGGAGTATATCCGTGAACAGGTGATGAAAGCCAAAAACAATCCGATTAACGAAGTTGGAGTGAAGACTAAGACGTTGAATCTCTGGTGTCAATCTGCAGATGTTTGGATTAAGGATTCTCTTGTGGCTAAGTCAATGACGAACGTAGATATAGCATCTCTTGGTGAATATGGTGAACAGCCTATATGTTATGTAGGTGTCGACCTTGCGGCAGTTAGTGACCTTACAGCGGTGTCTGCACTGGTAGTACACAAAGAGAGATATTATTTTAAGACGTTCTATTTCTTGCCCGAATCAGCGTTAGAGGATAAGCAAAACAAAGAGTTATACAAACAATGGCAGCGTCAAGGACAATTGATTGTAACTAAGGGAAATGTGACAGATTATGATTACGTACTCACAGAACTCTTGAAGCTGGATAAGATAGCTACAATACAAGGGGTTTACTATGACAATTGGAACTCTACGCAGTTTGCTATTCAATGCACCGAACAGGGTTTACCTATGATACCTTATAGTCAGTCTATCGGCAATTTTAACAGACCTACAAAAGAGTTTGAGAGATTGATGCTAAAAGGTGATGTGGTGATTGATAAAAATGATGCTACAATGTTCTGTTTTAGAAATGTGTCTATAAAATTTGACCATAACGGCAATGCAAAGCCAGCTAAATACACGGACGTAGATAAGATTGACGGTGTAATTGCGATGTTGTCGGCTCTTGGTGGTTATTTGACAAAGGAACGTTGGGCAAATGATATTGATGTTATTTAGTTTATGAAGAAAGGAAATATATTTACAAGGATGTTTGGCGGCAACAAGGTAGAAGAGAGAGGGTTTGCCGATTTTGTTGGGTTTAATTCTTATAGCGGATATAGCGGAAAAGGAGCAATGCTTTTGTCGGCTGTCTATCGCGCTGTTGAGGCTATTTCAGATGCCGTAGCGCAATTGCCGTTTGAACCATATAGAATTGATAATGACGGATTTAGACATAAGATGTTGAATGAGCCTATTGCTAAAATACTCAACAAAATGCCTAATAAACGTATGACAAGATATGTACTCTTAAAACAGATTGTTACAAGTATATACCTTAACGGTAACGCTTTTGTTTATATTGAGAGATATAAGAGTGGAAATGTTAAGAGTTTGCGTTGGTTGCCGTCAGAATCAGTTCAGATTACGTATGATGAACAGAATGACGTAAAAACATATACCACTACAAAGCTCGGCTTTCCAAAAGCTATCAGAGAAGAGGACATGATTCATATTATGAATTTCTCCTATGACGGTATCATGGGTGTATCGACGTTGACACACGCACGTAACAGTCTGTCTATTGCTACTGACTCAGAGGCTCACGCAGGAGGATTCTTTAAGGGAGGAGCTAATCTCGCAGGTATTCTCAAAATTCTTGACCGTACCACTAAGGAGCAGAAGCAGAAAATTAAAGAAGCTTGGCAATTGGCGTTCTCCCCACAAAGCGGTAATCCAAATGGTGTTGCTGTTATTGACGGTAATATGGAGTTCCAACCTATCACGGTTAGTCCTGTTGACGCACAGCTCTTGGAAACACGTCAGTTTAATGTGGTGGATATTTGCCGTTGGTTTGGGATTAGCCCTATCAAGCTCTTTGACTTATCTAAAAGCTCTTATTCAACGGTAGAAGCGACACAGCTCGCGTTCCTCACAGACACATTGTCGCCGTTGTTAGAAAAGATAGAACAGGAGTTTGAATGCAAGCTGTTCCCCGATGAGAATATTGACATTAAGTTTGATGTTAGTAGAGTGTTAAAAGCCGACCGTTCTGCGGTAGCGAGCTATTACTCCCAGATGATTAACATGGGAGCAATGACTATCAATGAAATTAGAAAAGACTTGAACCTGCCACCTGTGGATAATGGAGATGAAACTATGTTGCAGTCAAATCTCTATTCATTGGAGGCGATAATTAATAATAATAGAAATGAATCAGAATCAGGAACCAACTCAGGAGCCGCAGGAGCCGCAGCAGGCTGACGACACTCAGAGTAGACTTGTAAGAGGTTATGGTGTTCTGTTCAATCATGAGAGTCGTGACTTGGGTGGTTTTGTAGAGGTTATTAGCCCCGAAGCAATCGACATGG